GCCGAAGTGGACAAGGCCCTGGCCGACCTGAACGGCAACACCGCTGCCTTCCGTCTGTCCGAAGACGCTGCCCACATCGAAGGCATGGCGCAGGAGTTGGCCTCGACCACCTTCTACGGCAACGAAGGCACTGAGCCCGAAGCCTTCACCGGCCTGGCTCCTCGCTACAACTCGCTGTCTGCACAGAACGCCGACAACATCATCGACTTCGGCGGCACCGGCTCCGACAACATGTCGATCTGGTTGTGCGTGTGGGGTCCTCAGACTGGCTTCGGTATCTTCCCCAAGGGCTCGAAGGCTGGCTTGCAGATGACCGACAAGGGTCAAGTCACCATCGAGAACATCGACGGTGCAGGCGGTCGTATGGAAGGCTATCGCACCCACTACCGTCAGGACATGGGCTTGACCGTCAAGGACTGGCGTTACTTCGTGCGCATCGCCAACATCGACTACAGCGTGATCAACGCAGGCGACGCCGGCGCGATCACCGCACAGAAAGCCCTGATCACTGCGATGGTCAAAGCCTCTGAGCGCATCCCTCACCTGGGCAAGGGCCGTGCCGTCTGGTACGTGCCGCGCAACATCCGCGAAAACCTGCGCTTGGGTATCTTGGAAAAGGTATCCAGCAACCTGAACTGGGAAACCGTGGAAGGCAAGCGCGTCATGACCTTCGACGACATCCCTGTCCGTCGTTGCGACGCCCTGGTCAACTCCGAGGCCCGCGTGGTCTGATCCGCAGAACCCTGACAGAAAGGCAATCAAAATGATTCTCGACGAATACAATGAGTTCTGCGACGCCACCTCGCTGAACACGGGTGCCGCTGGCACCTACAACATCGGTGACGTGATCGACCTGGGCGTTGCTCGCAACCTCGGCGGCGATCAGGCCCTGTACCTGGTCGTGACTGTGGACACGGGTATCACCGTGGCCGCGTCCACCGGTACGGTGCAGTTCCAGTTGGTGTCTGACGGCACCGACACGATCGCCACCAACGGCGCGCAGTCGATCCACGCGATCAGCAAGGCCCACGCAACCAGCACCGCAGCGATCGCTGCGGGCTCGGTTCTGATGGCCGTGCAGGTCCCGCTGGAAGGCTCCACCGCTTATGAGCGCTACCTGTCCGTGCAGCAAGTCACAGGCACCACCGCGATCAACGCCGGCAAGGTCAACGCTTTCTTGACCACCGACGTCGCCGCATGGAAGTCCTACGACGCTCCGTTCCAGTTGTGATCGGTAAGCCATGAAAGTACGAGCACTACGCGACGGCTTTCATGGTGGCTTTCGCCACCGTGCGGGCAGCGAGTTCGAGGTCTCCGAAGGCACAAAGGCCTCGTGGTTTGTAGCAGTGGGCGAAGCGTCCAAGGCAGCCAAGCCCGCAGTCAAGACTGCCAAAGAGCCCAAGACTTTGAGCGAAGCAGGCAAGGACACCGCCAAAACTTTCAATGAAGTGAACGGCGAGAACCTGGCCTAAGCCATCCAGTTGGCTCCCTTGAGCGACCTTCGGGTCGCTCTTTCTTTTTGCGTGTCCGTGGTGCGCGTGCCCGCTTCTACACTGCGAGGGAATTGGAGATCCCCGCATGGCATCCGTCCCTCAGATTTGCAACATGGCCCTGAGCCATATCGGCGCCGACACGACAGTGGCGAGCATCTCGCCCCCGGACGGTAGCGTCGAGGCGGGTCTGTGCGCCACGTTCTACGACCAGTCGCGCACCGAGCTGCTTGAGCCCGGCAATTGGGCGTTCAGCCTCAAGCGCACCTTGCTCGCTGAAGTCACCAACGACAGCGACACATGGGCTTATGCCTACGCCAAGCCCTCCGAGTGCTTGCGCCCTGTGCGCATCATCAGCGCGATGGATGCGCTGACCGTGTTCAACGTGGACGACAGCGACATCCAGATCAACGACCGAGGCGTTGCCGAGTTCGACATCGAGGGCGAGGTGATCTACAGCAACCAGCCCGACGCGGTACTGGTCTACGTGCGCGACATCACTGACACCACCAAGTTCACCCCGAGCTTCGTCTCGGCCTTGAGCTTCTTGCTGTCGAGCTACCTGGCCGGCCCTGTCATCAAGGGCAGCGAGGGCACACGCGTCGGGGATGCGATGCGACAGCGCGCCTACTCGATCGGCGATGTGTCGGCGACGGCTTCGGCCAACGCGGGCGCGACGTCCTCCACGTTCACCCCATCGAGCGTGAAAGCGCGCACATGAGCAACAAGACGCTGACCCGATCGTTTGCCGGGGGTGAGGTTGCGCCCGAGCTTTATGGGCGCATTGACCTGACCAAGTTCCAGACCGGGCTCGCCTTGGCGCGCAACTTCATGACGCTCCCGCACGGACCCGCTGCACGGCGCCCCGGCTTTGAGTTCGTCAACGAGGCCAAGGACAGCGCCAACCCCGTGCGCCTGATCCCGTTCAACTTCAGCGCCACGCAGACCGTGCTGCTGGAGTTCGGCCACCAGTACATTCGCTTTCACGTCAACGGCGCCACTGTGCTCGAATCGACGGTTGCGATTGCCTCGATCGCGGGCAGCACCGTCAACACAACCGGCGCGCACGGCTACAGCACGGGCGATTGGGTGTACATCGGCGGGCGCTACGTCAAGGCCACGGTGGTTGATGCGGACACGTTCACCACGACAGACCTGTGGGGCACAGCCGTCACTTGCACCGGTACGACAGCAGCGCGTGCCTACACTTTGGCGTCACCGTACTCGGGCACCGATCTGTTTGATCTGCACTTTGCCCAAAGCTCGGACGTCGTCACGCTCACCCATCCGAGCTACGCGACCCGCGAGCTGTCGCGCCTTGGTGCAACCAACTGGACGCTGACAACGGTGTCGTTTGGCGCACCGACTGACGTGCCGACCGCACTGTCGGCAACGGCCACGGTCAAGCAAGACGAGAACCTCTCGGCGCAGGACTACGTCGTCACCGCCGTGGGCGCCGATGGCGTGACCGAGTCGTTGGCAAGCGCGATCGTCAGCACGAACAACAACCTGACCCTGGCCGGCAACTACAACACCGTCACATGGACGGGGGTTAGCGGTGCGCTGCACTACAACGTGTACAAAAAGCGCGGCGGGATCTTCGGCTACATCGGACGCACCCGGCCCAACGCGGGGGCAGCGACCAAGACAATCAGCACGATCGACCGCCCAGGTGCGGGCAACCTGACCGTCACGGTCACCACCTCGACCGCGCACGGCTACAGCACGGGCAATCTGGTGCTGGTTGCCGGCACCGGAATCTCGTCGCTCAACGGCGCGTGGGTCATCACTGTGACCGGCGCGAACACGTTTACCTACGCCTCCGTCACCGACTCGACCTCCAACGCAGTGATCGGCACGGCCAGCATCCCCAGCTTGGTGGTGCTCGACGACAACATCCTGCCCGACACCACGCAGTCGCCTCCCGAGGACATCATCACGCTCAACACGGGCGCAGGTGACTACCCAAGCGCGGTGACGTACCACGAGCAACGCCGATGGTTTGCCGGCACGGATGACAAACCCCAAGTGCTGTGGGCCACGCGCACGGGCACCGAGTCCAACCTGACCAGCTCGCTCCCCACCCGGGACGACGACGGGATGGAGCTCAAGCTGGCAGCCAGCCAGAACAACCAGATCCGTCACCTGGTCGTGCTCTCCGACCTGCTCGCCCTCACCGCAGGCGGCGAGTTCCGCATCTACTCCGACAGCGCAGCGATCACCCCGACCACGGTGTCGATCAAACCTCAGGGGTACACGGGCGCCAACAACGTCAACCCGGTCGTGACCTCGGGCTCGGTGTTGTACGTGCAGGCGCAAGGCTCGCGGGTGCGCGAGTTGGCCTACTCGTGGGAGGCGCAGGCCTACCGCACGATGGACATCTCGATCATGACCCCGCACCGTTTCAACGGCTACTCGATCAAGCAACTGGCCTACAGCCGGGCGCCCGATCAACTGCTGTGGGCTGTGCGCTCCGATGGCGTGCTGCTGGGCTTGACCTACGTTCCCGACCAACAGGTGTACGGCTGGCATGCGCACGACACCGATGGTCTGATCGAAAGCGTTGCCGTTGTCGCAGAAGACAACGAGGACGTGCTCTACGTGGTTGTGCAGCGTGAGGTCAACTCGCGCACCGTGCGCTATGTCGAGCGTCTGCGCTCGCGCATCTTCACCGACTTGGAAGACGCGTTCTTTGTTGACTCGGGTCTGACCTATGACGGCACACCGGCCACGGTGATCAGCGGGCTCTACCATCTCGAAGGTCAAGAGGTTGACGCGCTGGCAGACGGTGCCGACGCCGGGACGTTCACGGTAACAGGCGGGCAGATCACGCTCGCCAGTGCTGCCAGCAAGGTGCATGTCGGCTTGCCAATCACGGCGGACATGCAGACCCTGCCGCTCGCACTCGAAGGCGCACCGGCAGGCGGGCAGGGCACGACCAAGAACATCAGCCGCGTGCATCTGCGCGTCTCTCAGTCCTCAGTCGTGCAGGCCGGTCCAACTTTCACGCGCTTGCGCGAGCACCCGGCCCGTGCTGTCACAGACCCTTATGGCTCACCACCTGCCATGCGCGACGGGGTTCTGAGCCTGTCGATTGACCCGGTTTGGGGCCAAGAGGGTAGCGTCTGCATCCGCCAAGACCGCCCCTTGCCCTTGACCATCGCCTCGATGACCTTGGAGTTCCAAGTTGGAGGTTGAGATCCGCCCCGCCACAGCGCAGGACGCGATCGACCTGGCACAGGGCTTGCGTCCTGCTGACATCGCCGAGCTGCACGCGTGTGGGCATAGCGACCTCGATGAGGTGATTGCCCGCAGCGTGCGCGTGTCCTCGATGTGCTGGGCTGCGTTTGTTGACGGGCAGATCGCGTGCATCATCGGGGTTGCCCCGCTGTCCTTGCTCGGCGGACTCGGTGCCCCCTGGATGCTCGGCACCCCCGTGCTCGACAAAGCCAGTCGTGTCCTTGTGCGCAGGACGCCCGAGTACATTTCCAAAATGCTCGGGGCTTTCCCCCATTTGCTCAACTACGTCCACGCCGACAACGTCACAAGCGTTCGATGGCTCAAGCGGTTGGGCTTTGTGTTCGGTGAGCCCTTTGCCCACCCGCGAAGCGGGGAGACGTTTTACCCGTTTGAAATGCGAGCCTGAATATGTGTGAACCGATGACCATCGCAATGGTTTCGATGGCGGCTGCTGGGGGCGTATCTGCCTACAGCGCTATTCAGCAAGGCAAGGTCGCCCAGAAAACCGCCAACTACAACGCCACGATGGCCGAGCGTGCAGCCGCCGACGCTGTGCGCGCAGGTGAAGATCAGGCGCAGCAAGTCAACCGACAGACCGCAGCGCTCAAGGGTGCGCAGCGCGTCGGTATGGCGTCCAACGGCTTGGATCTGACCTACGGCACCGCGTCCGATTTGCAGGAACAAACGGACTTTTTCGGACAGTCCGACGCCAACATGGCGCGGTTCAACGCTGGGCGCCAAGGCTGGAACTTGCAGGCACAGGCCATGCAAGAGCGTTACAGCGGCAACATGGCGCGACGCAACGCGAACTTGCAAGCGACCGGGTCGTTGCTCGCATCGGCTGGTCAGGTTGCAGGCGGTTGGTACAGCCGTGGCTCGCCCGGGTTCTCTGGCACGCAGTCTGCCGCGCCGATCTCTAACCGTTCGATCTGAGGCTGATAATGCCAAAAGTCCCCGTCTATGGCGGCCCGCAAATTGAGCGCCAAGTCCCCAACCCAACCCGCATGCAGACGCCCGATGTCAGCAGCGGGTTGCAAGCCGTTGCCCGAGGGTTGGGCGAAGTCAGCGAAGGGTTTGACAAGATCGCCCTGCGCGATGACCAGACCAAGGCCTTCGAGACCGAGGCGCAGATCACACAGGAATGGCTCAAGTGGGACTCGCAGGCGCGCCAGCAGTTCCGAGGCGCAAACGTAGACGGCTACGAGGCAGCCGCCCAGCAGTGGTGGAAGGACAGCGCCGAGACCTACGGCAAAGACCTGAACCCACGTGCCAAGGCATTGGCCTCTCGCGGGCTGATGGGCAAGCAAAACCAAGCGCTTGGTAACGTGTTGCAGTTCACCTCGACCGAGAAAGAACGCCACGCCGACGAGGCGGCAAACGCCAACATCGCCAGCACCATCCAGTTCGGTGTCACCTCGGGCGAGGTCGCAAGCGCTGCCGATCAGGTGCGCGGGCTGGTTGCGGCGCAAGGTGTACGCAAGCGCTGGACAACCGAGCAGGTGCAGGACGCAACGCAGCGCAACCTGTCAAACCTGCACGTCGCACACCTTGCCAAGTTGGCCGAGTCCAACGCGGAAGCCGCGCAGACCTATTTCACCCAGAACCGGGGCGAGATCAGTTTCGCGCAGCAAGGCAAAATCGAGGAGGCCATCAAGGGCGAAGCAGATAACCAGTTCTCACGAAAGTTTGCCGCAGACGTTGCCGCTAAACCCTTGTCTGAGCAGTTGACCGAGGCGGGCAAGATCACAGATCCGCAGCGACGCGACAAGGCTCTACGAGAGGTCAAGCTCAACCACGCCCTGGTCAAGGAGGCTGAGCACCAAGCCCAGCAAAAGGTAGCCGATACGGTATGGACGCAATACGTCGACAAAGGTCGACGCGTCCCGGAGATTCTTCGCGGCGCGATGGGGGAGGCCAACCTGCGCGAACTCATTAACTTCGAGCGCGCCCACGCTGCTCGCGTGGCATCTGGCGCCCAGGTCAAGACCAACCCCTCGGACCTCGCCCGCGTCTACGACTTGATGCGCGACGACCCTGCCGAGTTCAAAAAGCTGCGCATGGTCGCACTGACCAACCACATCGCGCCCAACGACATCGAGCAGATCGCACGCATTCAGCGCGACATGCTCAAGCCCGACCGCGAGAAGGATGTCGCTACGTCCTCGCAGCTGCTCGGCACCTACACGGGCGGGTGGAAGCCTGAGAAAAAAGCGGCTTTCAGTTCCTCGTTTTACGACGAGCTTGACCGCTTCGAGAAGGAAAAGGGGCGCCCTGCCAACTACAAGGAAAAGCGCGAGATCGGCGATCGCCTGATGCTCGACGGTGAGGTGATGTCGGGCAAGTGGTATGTCAACGACCCCAACAAAAAACTCTACGAGACCACGCCCGATGAGCGCCAACGGTTCGCCCCTACAATCTCAACAGGTGATCGGGCGCTGATCGTCAAGGCCCTCCAAGCTGAGGGCGTCGCCCAGCCTACCGACGAGCAGATCAATGCCCGCTTCAAGCTGGCGAAGGGAATCAAGTGAGCGACAACCCGTTTGCACTGAGCAACATCGAGCCTCAACAAGACAGCGCACCGGCTTCGGACAACCCGTTCGCCTTGGGCGCCATCCAGCGTGACCAGCGTCAGGACTTGCGCGTCAACCTGGAAAGCGCAGTGCGCACCAACCCGCAGCAAGCCGCCGAGGCTGCGCGCTTGGCAAAGAAGTACGAGACGCCGGACGAGGTTTTGCTGCGCAACTTGCAGGACGTCAAGCTGCGCGACGCCGTTGCCGAGGCAGACAAGAAGCTGCAAACCTCGCCACGTTTGGCCGACTACATGCGCACCAGCCCGTTTGCGCTCAAGCAGGCACATGACGACCTGGGGGCGTTGGTGGCAATTGAGGAGGCGGTCACACCCCGCACGTTGTTGGGTACCGCGCAGGACATCGGTGTGACCGCACTCAAGGGTGCGGTCGGTCTTCCGCAGGCGTTCGTCGGACTTGCCGACATCGTCTCCGGCGGGTACGCGGGTAAGGCTGTCGAAGCGATTGGTGTGCGCTTTAACGATACGCAGAACATCCTCGACACGCTCTATTCGCCCGCGCAGCAAAAAGCCAATGCAGCGGTCGCAGAAGCTGACGGGTTTGTCAGCACCATCGAGGCCATGTTGTCCAACCCCAGTACCATCGCCACCGCAGCGGGCGAGTCTGTGCCGCAGATGCTCGGCGGTGCAGCAGTCGGGCGCGGGATCTTGGCGGCGGCACCAAAGGTCGCCCCCTGGCTGGCTGCCGCGATGGGAGAGGGTGTCATGGGCGCCGGTAGTGCTGCGGAGAACATGCGCAGCCAAAGCGATGATGGTCTGCTTGGTGCCCGCCAAACGCTGGCAGCGGTTGCGTCCGGCGCGGGCACTACCTTGTTCGGCACCATCGGCGGTAAAGCAGCCGCACGTCTTGGCTTGGCCGACATGGATACGGCCTTGGTTACCAAGGGCGTCGATGCTGCGACAGCTAAGACCTTGCAACAAGGTTTTGCGGCCAGTGTTGTCAAGGCGGGTATTTCCGAAGGGATATTTGAGGAACTACCCCAGTCCGTTCAGGAACAGATGTGGCAGAACTTCGCTGCTGATCGCCCTCTCGGTGAAGGTGTCGGTAAAGTTGCAGCGCAAGGACTGCTCGCGGGCACGTCGATGGGTTCGGGCTTCCAAGTCTTGAGCGACAGCGCGCAACGCGTATCGGATCGGATCGGCAAGGTGCAGCAAGCGCGCGATGAGGCTGACAAACTCACGGCTGCCATGCAAGCCGCCGAAGCCTCGACGCTGCGCACCAACAACCCCGATGAGTTCCGCGCTGTCATGGAGCACTTGGCCCAAGACGGCAAGGTGTACGTCGATGCGCAGGTGCTCAACCAGTTGCCGCCCGAGCAGTTGCAAGCGCTTGGTGTGGTCGAGAGCCTACCCGAAGCGCTCGCCGCCAACTCGTCTGTCGAGGTCAAGTTGTCGGACTTGCTCACGCACGCACCGGGCACCCCGGCTGCGCAAGTGCTGATCGACAACGCCCGCGCTACACCGGATGGGCTGTCAGCGATCGAGGTGCAGCAAGCGGGCGATCAGGCTAGCGAGTTCATCAAGACCGAAGCCGAGCGTGTTCTGGCTGAAGCACAAGACGCAACGGCTTGGCAGGACAGCACCAACAAGGTCAAGCAAGGCGTGCTCGACCAGCTCAACAGCGCAGGTCGTTTCTCGCCCGAGGTCAACGAGGCCTACGCCACGCTGCACTCAAGCTTTTTCAGCGTCATAGCGCAACGCCTGGGCACCACGCCCGAGGAGCTGTTCGCACGCTACAACCTGCGCGTCGAGGCCAAGCTTCCGGGGCAGGGGGAGCGGTTGGATCAGACACTGCCCGACTTCGCAGCGATGCGCGAGAAGATTGACCGCCAGCGTGCAGACTTGGAAAAGCTACCGGCTACGCACCCCCTGCGTCGAGTCAAAGAGTCGATGCTCACCATAATGGAAAGTGAACTACAAAGCGCGCAGGTCAAGTACGCCGACGTGTTCAAGAAGTTGGAAGGCTCTAAGCTGGTCGACGCCAAGGGCAACCCGATGGTTGTCTACCACGGCGGCAAGACGGGGATTGCCGAGTCAGGGAAGATGGTCCGCAGCGGCGGGGGTCGCGCCTTGTGGTTCTCCGATGCGAACGTCGCCAGCACTTACGCCGGAACGGCAGAGGGGGCGACGCTTTACCCTGTGTTCCCGGTTGCGAAAAACCCGATGGAGTTCGACGCAAAGGGCGCAACATGGCAAGGGTTGACGTTCGAGGGTGAACGACTCAGCACCGACGACTTGGCTGACATCGCCGAGCAACGTGGTCACGACGCACTTGTCATCCGCAACCTGCGCGATGCGGACACCGACGATGGCGGCACCGATGTGGCCGATCACGTCGCGTTGTTCAAACCCGAGCAGGTTGTCAGTGCGGTAAGCGGCAAAACACTGGCCCAATCCACCGAGCAGCCCCGCCTGATGGCGGTGCACAACCTGTCGGCCGAAAATCTGATCTTTGCCGACAAGATGGGCGGCCTTGCTGTGCCGTCGATTGGCGTGGTCACGCAGGACGCGGGTGCTGTCGACGGGTTCGGTGAGATCACGCTGATCGGACGCAAGGGCTTGGTCGACCCCAAGCAGGAGCGCGTGTTCAGCGCCGACGCCTACACCGTGCGCTTCCCCAAGCCCGAGTGGCCCAAGGTCAAGAGCAAGGATGCACAGGCACTGGTCGACTTCGTGCGCGCAGCCGCCAAGGAGTTCGACGATGGCGGGCTGACGGGCG